GACTGGGGTGTTTCTGAACACACTATAGAAGCCTGGAGATACGGTCACAGGCAACCGTCTATAAGACAAGCTAAAAGGATCATAAAATTAACAGAAGGTCGATTAGACTTTGAAGGTATTTATGGTGATATAGCAGAGTTACTGACAGAAGATTAATTCAACATGTTTGATTTTAATCTGTCTGAGGATGAGGCAGCGATAGATATTGCTCTGGCTTTTTATGATGAGGGCTACAACGTAGTACCTTTACAAAGATCCAACAAAAAACCACCACCTTTCTTGAAGGGTTGGGAACAATATAAAAACGAAAGGCCTTGTAGAGAAACCGTACAAAACTGGTTTGAAGGCCAAGATAATTTAGTAGTAGCGTTAGTTTGTGGCCAGTTTATTGTCGTAGATGCTGACTCGCCAGAGGCTATGACTTGGGTTGAGGATAATTTACCAACCTGTCCTTATAAAGTTAGAACTGGTAAAGGCATGCACTATTACTATAACAATCCAGAAAACTATACAACTTTTGCCACAAGAAGAACTAACGAAACTCCAGTTGAAAGACTAATTGATTTAAGGGGTGTAGGTGGACTTATTATTGCTCCTTACAACCGTCATGCGAACGGTCAAATATATAAGCCTATACCCCTGCCTGGTTGGGACATATATGATCATAAAGACTTACCTGACTTTACTGAGAAAGAGTTTGAAAAGATTACTGGTGTACCCAAACAAGATAGTGTACGTAAGACCGCACCTTTCTCCTTAACAGGTGTAAACGAAGGATCACGTAATGATAATGCAGCTCGTATAGCTGGATACTTAATCTCTAAAAATGTAAACCTAGACTTTGTAAAAATATTCTTACATAACTGGAACAAAGAAAACTCACCACCACTACCGCAACAAGAGGTAGAGTCTGTAGTTGATAATGTTAAAAAGACACACGATAGAAAGAATCAGCTTGCACCTTTGTTTGTGCAAACTAAAGAAGATGTCACACCACCCAAAGATTTATTTAATCCACCAGGTTTACTTAAAGATATGTATGAGTATGCAGAGGATATAGCACAAGTATCACAACCTGAATTATCTCTTGTAGGTGCTTTAGCATTAGCTAGTGTTACATGCGGTAGGATCTTTAAAACAAATATGAATAACTTTTCTAGTATGTATTTTATGTGTATAGCTAAGTCAGGACAGGGCAAGGAAAACATAAAAACCTTTGTAGAAGCAGTTTTAAACGCCTCTGAGCACGATAAATTAGTTGTAGGGGACGGATATACCTCTAGTGGTGCTGTGCACTCAGTATTAAAGATGAGGCCTACACACGTAACTATTATGGACGAGTTTGGCAAAAGATTAGAAAGTATTAGTCAAGCTGGTAACACTAATAAAGAAGACGGCATACAAACACTTATGGAAGCTTGGGGCAGATGTCACGGTATCTTGAGGCCAGATAACTATTCTTTGATGGGTATACAAGTAGAAGATATTAAAGAAAAGATTATGAACCGTGTAACACATAAACCTGCAATAACTATGGTTGGATTATCTGTTCCTAAAAACTTTTACAAGGCACTTAATTCTGGACGTATAGCAGACGGCTTTTTAAATAGATTTATGGTTATAGAATCTAAAGAACCAAGACGTGTATCTAATCTTAAAAAGATTAAAAAACCGCCACTAACTATAGTCAACTGGGTAAACTATATTAGAAGAGATAGAGGTGGTTTGTCACAACCTATGGTAAACAACTCTGAATGTAACCTTGATCAAGAGGTTCTAAGCTTTGATGCAGACTCAGAGCAGTTACTACAAGAGTTTGCTAGTGAAATAGTGCAAAGACAAGATATATTAGAAAAAGATGGCCTAGAGCCTCTTCTAAGCCGTTCTAAGGAAAAAGCTATGCGATTAGCTTTAATATGTGCTTTGGCATCAAATGCACAAACTGCAACGATTACAGCAGATGTAACTAAGTGGGCTATAGATTACGTAAGATACTACGATATGCTGTTTATAGAGGCTTGTAGAGATAAAGTAGCAAGTTCTGCTACTGAGGCTAAGATTAAGCAAGTATTGTCTTATATAAGGTCTAGAGAGAGCGAGGGCATATCTAAAAGAGAAGTTGACCGTCATGAACTATTTAGAAGTATGAAGTCGCACGAGGTTAAAGAAATAATAGAAAGACTTAAAAATGCTGGAGAGATCCAGGAAATAGATATTAAAGTAGGTGGCAAAGGCAGACCAACTAAAAGGTTTGTTGCTGTTGATCCCACATTCTTTGAGGAATAAGTATGGATATATGGTCAATAATTATGGCTTTTATAGTTTTTGCTGTTATATCAAGTTTTAACAATTAGGAGGTAATTATGTTTAAAACACCAAGCTTTGAAACAATACAAGATAAGAAAAGAGAAGATAGAGTAGCAGGCTTTTTAGAAGGACTTTGGCAAGTAAGCTGTCACAAACTACCAGTTAGTTACGGTATAGATTATTGGATAGAATCAGCCGATAAATGGTACTGGTGTGAGATTAAGTGCCGTAGTTTTGCTAGTGATAAGTACGATACATTTATATTATCTGCTAACAAACTTCGTAAAGGTGCCTCGTTTAGTCAATTAACTGGTCATCCTTTCATTACTGTTTATGGTATGACAGACGGTATTTGGATGCACGAATGGATGTCAGATCATGTCTACGATATACGTATGAATATTAATCCTACACCTAATTATGATGAGGATAACGAACCATACATACATATACCAAAAGAACATCTAACTTGTTTATCAGATGTACCGTTAGGTTTTGATAGGGATGAGATAGGACTTATATAATTCTTCTACCTGATAGCCTTTCTGCAAAAGCTAATCTTTCATCAGATATACCTTGATCTGGCATAGTAACTGGTTCTATCTCTGGTAATTCAATACTGCTTGTTAAAGTTGGAACTTCTACATCTTGAACGCTTTGTATAGTTTCTTGGACACCTTCTCTTATAGGCTCAAGTATTGATTGTGCTTCTTCGCCTCCTAAAGCCTCTGTAACTGTATCGCTTATTATACCAGCCTGATCATCAATAGCTCTAATACCTAACTGTCTAAGTGATTGTTCAAAGGCATCTAATACTTGTAGGACAGAACCTTTATCTGTTTTACCTAATAATCCTACTATTTTTGGATTACTAAATACTTCTCTTAAGATAGCCAAACCAGCAACAGTTGGTAGCATATTGATGTTAAAAGCATTTACAGCGATAGTAGCAGCAACAAGCGTACCAGCTCCACCACCTCTACCTACTTCACCTCTAGTGGCCGTATCCATAATCCTTTGTATGTTTCTTAATTCCTGTCTAAATTTAGTGCCAAACATAGCATCTAGAGTTTCATCTCCGTATGAATCAAGTGATGTTTTTAGTCTGCCAGGTTTTAATATATCGTTAATACTACCTCTACCCTGTATGTCCAAAGCATTTTCTAAAATTCTTTGCATACTTGTTCTCTGTACGCTTTGGAATACTTCTGGACTTACAATAAGCTTTAACTCTTCAATATTGCTTGCAGCATTAGGCCTAAATATAGTTTCTGTTATTTCTTCTACGGTTTTATTAGGTAATTCACTAATTGATTTATTAGCATTAAATCTTAGTTTTTCTTCGCTTGCTCTTGCTAATCTACCCAACTCATCTATAAAACCAATATTACTTTCTACTTCACTCAGACCTTTAGGATTGGTGTTAAATTCTGATATTAATTGTCTTAGTTTATTTGGAGCAATATCGGGTTTTAACTTAACCATTTGATCTATAACAGTTTTTACTCTGTTAGCTGTGCTTATACCGTTTGAATCTGTAAATAATATTTCTAATTTACCTGGATTTGATCGTTCAAAAGCTTGAAGTTTGCGTGCAAATTCCTGTATAACAATTCTATTAGTTGAATAATCTGTAGATTTATCAACAAAGTCTTGGAATAATCTTTGTTTTAGTTTTGCTTTTAATTCTGCCTCTACGTTTTTGTATGGCAAGTCTTCTAAATATTTTGAGTCTATTCCCTTTTTATATCTATCAAAACCTTTTAGTGCTTCAAAAACAGAATTTAATCTTTGTTTATCTCCTTTCATAACCAAGGTATCAAAAACCTCATCTCCATCAAAGGCACCTCTTTTAGCATCTTCTATAATGCTGCCTTCTGGTATTCTGTTAAATATAGTTTCTATATCTCTAGTATGTTCATTTGCTTTTCTAAGCTGTTTAACCGCATTTTTTATTTTAGTTAAATCATTTTTGTTAAACACCATAGGTTGTAAACCAGCTCTTTTGCGAAGATTGTTGTATGCAGGTAATCTTTCAACT